GGATTGACAGCATCACCCCCTCGAATGCCCGAAGCGCTGCGCCCCGATCGGCAGGCACGTCAACCAGAGCCTGAGCGTAACGGTAGTCAGCGAGCGCCGTGTAGTCGCGATGGCTCATGCCGGGAGCGTAGCGTGTAAACAAGACCTCAGTCCGAATATGGATCGTATTCCCTGGCTTTTCTACGCTCCGCCCCCATCGCTCGGATGATCGCTCGCCGCGGGGTGTCGATGAGAGCCAGGATGTAGGCGCTCCCGAAGTCGGGGCTCTTGCCGAGCTTCTTCATAATGTCCTCGCGGCCCTCGACCTGCAACGTGTTGCCAGTGAGCCTCCACTTTGGCGTGCAGAGATCGGCCAGGAGCTGTTTGCTCGGTGGCAGACAGATGCCCGTGTTGGCGTTGGGGTCCAGAGCCTCACGCATCCGCCACCACAGCTCGGAGCGCCAGTTCCTGAACTGCACGTTGCCGTCCTTGGTCGTGCCGCTGGCCGGATCGCCAACATTGCAGCCGATCACCTGCACCTGGAGCTGCATGAGGTGGCCGAAGGGCTGGGCGCCGACTCCGAACAGGTCGATGTGGATGGGGGCTTGGTCGCGCACCGCGGCCATGCAGAAACCAGCGATGGTTGCGCCGTCAGGACAGTCGCGCCCTTCGTAGTCGATCGGGTCGTCGAACCACATCCCGTGTCGCCTCGCAAGGATCGTGTGGTCCTTGCCGCGCATCGCCACGTCGACGCCCATAGAATCCATCGGTGGGAGCTTCAGCGGCTTCTCCCATCGCTCTTGCGCAGCCTCGACCCAACTCGTCGGGATCACCTGCCAGGGATCGTCTTCGACGCCAGCATGGAAGTCACCGTAGAGCAGCTGCGAGCGCAGCGGCTCGGGCATCGATTGCAGCTGCGCCTCGTAGCCTGTGCCGACCAGGTACGGGTTGTCGGCGATGCGGCTCGGGATGAACGTCCGCGACATCGGCTTGACAGTCTCGGCCTTGCCGGTCTTCTCATCCTCAAACTCGACCGGCTCGGGACCGTCGACCTCGACCTCTCTACCGTTGGCGCCGGTCGCATACCACCTGACCTCGCCAGCCCTCGCTGGATTCGGATGCTTTTTGTCGAGCCACGCCCCGAAGTAGTCCATGACCCAGCGCCCTTCGACGCTCGTCGGCGGATTGAAGCACATCAGCACCTGACACCTCTGACCCTGCCACGTCGTGCGCAGCCAGCCCATCAGGAACCTCACCGCATCGGCGCGCATCTCGGCCGCCTCGTCGAACACCTTGAGGTCGTGCGGTCGACCCCGGTACTTGCGCTCGTCGCCCTTGTTCGGGAACGAGCCCAGCTCGATCTGTAGCTTCTCGCCGTCGTACCTGGTGGTGCGCCAGATCTGCTTCTGCCCCGAGTAGCCATCGCGGTCGCCGATGATCTCCTCGATGTCATCCTCGATCGCAGTCAGCTCGGTCGAAATCTGTCGGAAGATGGCGACCCTGCGGTGCCGAGTCAGCGCCATGCCGATCGCGAGGTGGGTCTTGCCACCACCCGCGGCGCCGCCGAAGCCAACGACGTCGGCGGTTGATTCGTAGGCCATGGTCTGTGGCCCTGGCAACGGCCGCCACGGCTTGTCACCCTTCAGCAGCCGGTTGAACTCCTCGCGCTCCGCCTCGGAGAGACGGCTGAGATCGATGCGTGTGTCGGTCACGCACTCACGATGTCCTCCACCGCGCTCTCCGCGGCGGTCAACGCGTCGAAGTAGCTCGTCCACCCATGCACGCCCTCGGGTGGGCGGTCGGCCGGTCTGAGCCAGTGCCGCGCCACGTCAGCCTTCATCGCCTTCGGCACCATGCGCCAGTGCTTCGCGCACATCACTCGCTGCGATCGGAGCCGGGCGCCGCACCGACGAACCCCGCATCTTCGCTCAGTTGCGACCACCGGCCTACGTCGTCAGCGTGTAGGTGATGCAGCCCGAGTAGTCCGACGACGCCACCGGTCCGTTGAGCAGATCGAGGGCCGCGCCCGCGTCGGTCTCGCACCAGCCATACGGGTTGAAGACCCAGACCTGAGCCACGCCGATCGCGATGCCAATCGAGCCCGTGATCGCGGCCGTCTCAGCCCCCGCCGAGCGCAGGGTGTAGGTCGATGCGATGTCGCAGTCGATGACCATCGACAGCACACGGATCTTCTTGCCGGGCACGGCGACGATTAGCACAGCGTCGTCCGCGGCACCAAGCGAGGTCGTTTCGATCTTGGCGAACAGGACGCTTGAGGGCATTGATGGATAGCTCATGGCGCCGGATTCTACCCAGGTTTCGGCTTGCAGGTCCAGTCGTCAGCCACGAAGCGCCCCGCAGCCGCTGTTGCACAGCATCGCACCCAGACTGGGGTTGACGACGCCGAGTGATGGCGCCGCCTTCGGCCTCGGTTTCGGCCTGGGCCGTGGTTTCGGTTTCGGTTTGTAGCTCACACTCGCGATGCCTCCTTGGCCTCTCCGACATCGACCTCGACCACAGGGACCGTGGCCTTGTCGAGTAGTTCCCTGATCCGCACGTCGCGCTCGACGTCGGAGAGTTGCACGGTGACGTCGACCGTCTGTTCGACATGTGTCTTTGCGCCGTACTTGTCGGGGCGGTTCCACTTCAGCCTATTCTCCAGCGCGTGTAAACGCAGCTTGCGGTGAGCGACGTCATCGGGATGCACGACGCGCGCCTTCTTCTTCCCGTTGTTCACCGTGACCATCTCCGGTGTCTTCGACACGTCGTCGTACTCCTGTTCCATCATGTCGCAGCCTCGCGTGCGCGCACGCGCGATGTCCGCACGTAGCTCACCATCACCAGCCGCCCAGTTCTCGATCGTGCGGACGTTGGGTGTGTGGGGCTCACGGCAGAATCCAGAGACCGTGCCGCCGCCATCGAGGCAGACCAGTAGACGCTCGATGAGTACCGCTGTGCGCAGCGTAGGATTGCCCCCTCGACGCTTAGCGACCCTGGTCTCGCACTTGCCCTTCTTCGCGGGAGTCCTCATACGCGCTTCACCTGGAGCGACGATACCCCGCGGTCATCGTCGTAGGCAAGCCCGTTGAGCGCATCGAGAATCGTGCTGGCAAAGTTGTCAACATCCCGACCTCGCCCGGTCTTGCCCTTCGGCTTGGGACCGACCGACCAGACCTCGACCGTCACGGTGTCCGCTGCGACGTTGTGCTCGATGCTGACCGCGATGTTGTCATCCCCGAAGTAGCTCCCCGAGAAGCTCCGCTGCGCCGCCAGTGCCTCGTAAGCCGCCCCCCTGATCTCTTCAGCTGACCGCAGCGCCCGCTTTCCCGGCAGGCTCTTGATCCCACCGGCCTTGGTCCGCACGAGCTGCCTGCTATTCTTCGATGAGCTTGGGACTGGCACCGTGAATCGTAGTACGTCTTTCACGCCAACCGTAGCGTAACGTTACGGGATGTTCCGGGATATCCCCGATCAGCAGGGGCGGTCCCCCTGGTCCCCACCCCCCCTACGGGGGGTGGGTGGTGGGGACCAGGGGACCGCCCCCTGCGGAAATCACGGGGACCGCGTGGGGACCGCTGGGGACCGCCGGGGACCGTGGGGACCAGGGGACCAGGGTCCCCTACGATCGGAGGGCGGTCCCCGTGCGGTCCCCGTGCGCCGATTCCGTCATAACTCATGGTGTGTCCCCCTCTTCGCTCGCCTTGGGTGATTCGGTGGTCCCCGGCTCCTTGGGGACCATCCAGCGGGGTGCCCGAGCGGTCCCCACGTTCTTGATCCTGCCCTCGCGCTCCGCGCCCGAGATCGCCGCGTAGATCCGGTCGCGCTTCATCCCAGCCTGTTGCACGACCTCCTTGCCGGACATGCCGCCGAGCCCTCCTGGCCCCTCGGTGGCCTTGGCCGACTCCAGGGTGGCTACGACCCGCGAGATCGCCGCCTCGTGGAGCTTGATGGCTTCCGGGTTCGGTTGGGTGGGGTCTTCGACGCGGGGCTCCTGCGGCTTCTCAGGCTCCGAGATGTAGCCCGAGTCCGGCACGATGATGCAGCTGGTCTCGTCGTCGCCGTTGGACCGGACTCCGCCGGTCAGCACCGGCAGCAACCAGACCGGGGTCGACTCGGGCAGCAACCCGTCCTTCTGCTTCCAGACGTGGAGGTGCCGCGGGCCAGCCTTGTTCTCGTCGAGGGTGAGCCCGAGCACGGTGTCGACGTTGCGGGTGATCGCGCCCGATCCGCGGACGCTGTCCTTGGTCGGCTCCTGGCCCTTCCGTTTGCCCTGCTGCTGCATCTTCACGAGGTGGTGCGCCAGGACGATCGAGCAGCCCCATCGCTTCCTGAGCGCCATCAGGCCCCGGATGACAGGCGACACGACCTTGCTCTCGTTCTCGTCGTCGTCGAGCCCCTGGCTGAGCGTGTCGACGATCGTCATCGCCGGGGCGTGCCCCTTCCACTCGGTGACGAACGCGATCAGCTCGGACAGGCTGTCGATGGTGTTCTTCGCGAGCACCGGAATCTCCGAGCTGACCACGCAGTAGCGGTCGCCAGCGTCGAGCCCGAGGTAGGCGTGGTGCTTCTCCCACGCGCGGAACCTCGCGGCCAGTCCCTGCTGTCCCTCGCCGCACAAGTAGATCACCGAGCCCGCCTCGATCGGCAGACCCTGGAACGGCAGGTCATGCACGAGTCGCATCGCGATGTCAATCAGTACGAAGCTCTTCGCCGCGCCGGTGTCACCCGCCAGCACTGTGAGCGAAGCCCGTGGGATCAAGTCCTCGATCTGCCACTCGATCGGTGGCAGCTTGGCGACATCGGTCCAGTCGGAGAGCTGAACTTTGTCCGGCTTGAGAAGCGGTTCTCTCTCGCCCGATCGCTTGGCATCGGTCCGATCGAGTTCAATCTGTGGCGCCTGGGGGGAAGTCTTGGAAGGCGACTTCAGAGCAGGCGACTCGATCCGTTGTTTGGTCTCGGTCAACGTCTTCACCTCAAACTCGACAGCGGGCTCCGACTCCTGCACCCAGCCACCTTCCTTCGCCATATGGAACAGCGTGCCGAGCGTGATCTCCGAGCCGTCCATCTTCAGTGCGTGTAAACGGTCCCACTGGTAGCGCTGGTCGGCGGCGTTGTAGCTCGGATGCACGTCGCCGCTCGGGCTGCACATCGACCAGTCGGTCCACAGCTTGAATGCCTGCTCTTTCGCGCCGGTGCTCTTCATCGCCATGCCGACCTTCAGCCAGTCGTCGCGCGAGTCGTTGCAGATGTAGCTCATGGCCCGCACGATGTCGCACGCTTGGTCAGGATCGATCGGTGTCTCCTTCTTATCGAACAGCCGGGCGTCGAAGCTCTTCGCGCTCGCGGGTCGCGAGCTGCCCATCAGCTTGGCCGCCCACTCGGGCAGCGGGTCGAGGTCGTCAGTGTCGAACGGGTCGCCGACGATCCACTCGCGGTTCGGTGATGCTGGTGACGGCAGGATTGAATAGCCCTCGCCGCCGAGCAAGTCGACACCCGGCAGCACCTTGATGCGACGCAGCGTGTCGAACGCCATGAAGAAGAGCTGGCGGCCACCATTGCGCGGAGTGCTCATCACGAGGTTGCAGCAGGTGTCGGCGTCGACTCCGATCGTGTCGAGCGACGCCTTGCCCGAGATCCACTCCTTCGGCTTCTCGTCGAGATCGACGGGGCACAGACCCGACGCACCGCACGCGACCCCGACCTGCGCGCTTGGATACTCCGACCACCACGCGACGATCTGTGCGTGGTCGGTCGTCGCTTCGAGGAAGCCGTGTTCGGTCACCGGCTTCTTGTTCGGTGGAGGCTGGACGGGGAAGACATGCCAGCCGCGGTCGGCGTAGGCGAGAGCGGCGTTCAATGCTGTCGTCATAGTTGATCTTCCATGTCGGACCAGGGATAGCCATCCCAGTAGTCCTTGTCCAGGTCGAGTCCGTTGACGTCGCCGACAGTGACCAGCTCGATCGACTGGTAGACCACGACGCCAGCCGTGCATAGGATCTTCGCTGGCACCTGCAGCACTCCACGCAGGAACCGAAGTCCGTCCACGGAGATGCGCCACTGCGCCGTTCGGTCGCCGCGATGTTCGGCAAGCCCGAGCCACCGGGCGCGCGACACATGCTCACCCGCCCGGTAAGCCGTCGACCTACTCTTCGAGGTGTCCGCACCGATCAGGGTGCGGCCATGCTCCACGCGCACCCAGCTGTCCCCCTCGTACAGGAAGTTGGCAAGGTCGATCAGCACCTCAACCTTGCGCCGGCACATCCGGTGCGGGTTGAGTGCACTCGTGCAGTTGCACGTCTCGCACGGTTTCTTCGACCGCGCGATCAGGTCCGGCATGTCGTACATCGAAACCACGCGTGGGCCGTCACTCATGGCGCAGGCTCCTCGACCGGCGCGTCGAGCGCCGCTTCGATCTCTTCGACTTGCTGCGCCAGCCACCGGTTTGACTCGATGCGCTTGCGCGCGATGCGCAGGCTGTAGGACACCGTCGAATGATCGCGGTCGAACACCTTACCGATGGCAGCCATCGACAGCACGCTGCGCTTGCGGATCAGGTGCAGCGCGATCTGCCGTGGTGCCGCCGCGCGGTTGGTGCGCGAGCTACCGAGCACGTCGTCTGAGGTGATGCCGAAGCTCCTGGCTACGGTCGCTATGATGAAGTAGACGCTGTCAATCCCTGGTTGGTTCACGTCAGTTCTCCCGCAACTTTGCCGCGTTGTAGCCTTTGACGAATGCTTGACCATGGGCCAGCGCCAAGTCAATGAGCTTCCTGCGCCTCTTGCTGAGGTCGCCCCCGATGAAGCCGAGCTTGCCGAGCACCGCGCGTTGAATCTCAGCGAGCAGCGCGTAGGGTTTGAGGTCTTTGGCCGTTGCCGTGTCGATATCGTCCGCCGTGGGGAACGATGCCGACAATGCCCGGAGCATGGCGTCCTGCGCGTCCAGGTAGATGCTGAGAGCCACCCCATTCGGTGGCAGACGATCCTTCTTCTTGGTCATGTCAGTCGGCTCCTAGAAAGGGATGTCGCCGTAGCTGACGGCGCCGCTAGTTGTTGAATCTTCCGCGTCGTCTTTCGCGTCGGCCTTCCACGCGTTGCTGTCCGCGTCGCCGAACCTCACGCCCTTCAGCTCCGGGTATTTGCCGGACTTGTCGACCGTGATCAGGGTGGCGTCACAGACCTCTCCGAGCTTCACTCGCGCGATCGCTTCAGAGATCGTCGTGGGCACCGGATCCAGCCCGAGGCGAGCACGCCACCACGCAGCAGCCTTCTGCTGCGCGTAGCCGATCGAGCCGTTGCTGCAGGTGTGCTCGAAGCAAACCCACTCGCTCACATGGCGGCGTAGCCCGCACAGGTAGGTGACCTTCAGCGAGTCTGGCTTGCCGATCTTGGTGTGGCGCTCAAACACGACCCGGTCGACCGGCCACCGCTCGAAGCGCGAGTCGCGTCCCGAGATCAGAACCGAGTCCTCGTCGGGCGTGAGGTCGTGGTCGGGCACGCCGCGCTGGATCTCGAAGACGTGACCGCACTCGGGGCACACCGTCGTCGCGGTGAACAGCAGCGCCAAGCAGCTCGGGCACTTCTTCATCGGCGCCTCGCCGTCGCCCTTCCCCGGCTGCGCTGGCCGCACCTGATCGAGTGGACCGTGCCGCAGCACGTTGGTCCCGAAGTCGAGCACGAGGCAGTCGGTCTTGCCGGGCGCGATGCGTAACCCTCGGCCGACCATCTGCACGTAGAGCCCAGGTGACTGGGTCGGTCGCATCAGCGCGATCAGGTCGACATTGGGCGCGTCGAAGCCGGTCGTCAGGACGTTGACGTTGACGATGCAGTGGATGTCGCCGACCTTGAAGCGGGCGATGGTGTCGTCGCGCACGTCGGCGTCAGTGGTGCCGAAGATCGTCGCGCACGCGATGTCGTGGCGCTGCAGTTCGCTCTCGATCTGCTTCGCGTGGTCGACGCCGCAGGCGAAGATCAGCCACGACTTGCGGTCGCCTGCGCGCTCCAGCAGCTCAACGACGCTGCGCTCCACGAGGCCGTCGGCGGTCGCAGCCTCCTCCAGCTCGTCGTTGCGGAACTCGCCGCCGCGCAGGCCGACCTTGCTGGTGTCGATCTCCGAGCGCACACCGCGGTTCGTGACGGGGCTCAGCCAGCCGTCCTCGATCATCTGCGGGATGCTGCACTCGTAAGCGATGCCGTGGAACAGGCGGTCGTCGCCGTCGTCGAGCTTGCCGGTGTCGGTGCGGTACGGCGTCGCCGTCAGGCCGATCAGCTTGACCTTCGGGTTGATCGCGCGCAGGCCGGTCAACAGCTGCTGGTACATGCCCCAGCCCTTCGGCGGGATCAGGTGCGCCTCGTCGATGATCACGAGGTCGAAATGCCCCAGCTCGTCGGCGCGACGGTAGACCGACTGCACGCCGCAGAAGAGAACCCGCGAGCGGGTGTCGCGTCGCTTCAGTCCGGCCGAGTAGATGCCAGCAGGGGCCTCGGGCCAGACCTTCAACAACGTCGCGTGGTTCTGGCCGATCAGCTCCTTCACATGCGTCACGACCATGATCCGCTCGCTCGGGTAGGCTTCGATCACCTCGCGGATGAACTCCGCGGCGATGACCGACTTGCCGCCGCCGGTCGGCACGACGACGAGCGGGTTGCCCGCGGACTCCTCAAACCAGGAGTAGATGCCGTCGATGGCGGCGCGCTGGTAGTCGCGTAGCTCGAAGGTCATCGGACGATCCTCTCCTCGCTGCCGCCGTTGTCCTCGACGAGCGAGAGCACCGCGTCGATGGCGCGGGAGTAGAACCGCGACGAGCCGAAGTTGGAACACGACGCCGCGAACAGCCCGTCCTTGTCCTCGGTGATGTAGAAAGTCCGCTCGCCTGAGAAGCGGGGGGACGGGTGCGCGACGCGGATCTGGATGCTCTGGGTCATGTTCTTGTGTCCTTGTTTTCTTGGCTGGGGGAGAACACTCTACAGTGTTCCACCTGGGACGCAAGCGCCTCTCCCCGGTTTTCCTCAGTCGTTCTCCATCTGCTCCTTGCAGCCGGGGCAGAAGGGTGCGCCCAGCTCTTCGAGCCACTTGCGCGTCGTCCGGCAGACGTAGCCGCACTCCTTGCACGAGCACTTCACCATGCGCGTGGTCTGCTTCTTTCGGTCGCTCAGGTCGAGCTTCGCGTGCGGGTAGGTCCCGAGCTTCTTCGCGATGGCCTTGAGCTGCTTGTTCAGCTCGGGGCCAGCCGTCGTCGCGGTCATCTTGCCCTGCAGCCCGACCTTCGTCGCGACCGAGCGGAACGCACCCTTGTGCCCGCACTCCAGGCCGACCACCGCGTGGACGATCTCGTGCGTGAGGATGTCCAGCACCTCGACCTTCTCGGCGACCTTCGGCGAGATGAAGATCTCGATCTTGCCGTCGGCGCTGCAGGTCTCCGACCAGCACTCGCCGATGCGTGTGCGCGCCGACCCGCCGCCCGGCCAGCCGCAGCTCACGCGGAGCTTCTGCTTGTCGACGAGCTTCTTCAGCACGGCGCGCTGGTCGTCGTCGCAGACCTTGGTGAACAGCGGGCGCAGCGCCTTCACACCAGCCTGCAGCCACTGCTCGCGCGTCGCGTGCTTCGGCTTCGGCTGTCGCTTCGGCGCGGGCTTCACGTCGTCCTTGCGGGTCGACGGTTGCTCTGGCTCAGGCTTCTCCTCGACCAGTTCGTCGGGGAGCTTGAGCGAGGAGGTGCCGGTCGCGACGCTGTGGTTCTGCGTGTAAACGCCATCGCTGACGCTGACGTTGTAGAGGTGGCCCGGGTGCCTCGGCCCGCCGTCCCGCTCCAGCAGCGGCAGGTGCTTCACGGCGGCGTAGTGCTCCCGTGCGGCCTTGCGCGCGGCCAGGTACTCGGCGACCTCGGCCTCGCTCAGGTCGCGTGTCCGCGTCGCGTAGGCGAGCTGGTGAAGATCCCCGCACTTCGGGCAGTCGGAGGCCTTGCTGCGAGCCTCGCTGTAGTCGAGGTCCTGACCGAAGCTCACCGCCGGGCAGCTCCGCGAGCGCCATCGCGGCAGCGTGTCGATGTCGCCGGTCAACTCGATGATCCGCTTGCCGGGTATCCAGCGTTCGCGAGCTTCGCCAGTCTGGATGAAATACTGGATCAAGAGCGCCTTGCCCTTGCGACCGATCGCGCAGCCGTGCTTGTCGACGGCACCTTGAGCGCGAAAGCGGACGGGGAGGGTCGTGGTGTTCTTCATGTCTTCTTGTTTCCTTGGGTTGTGAGGCGTGTAAACGACCTCGGGACCAGAAGCCTAGCCTAGTTCCAGATGGAACACAAGTGGGTGATCCAGAAAACCAGCGAGATCAGGACCGCCCAGCCCAGACCTCGCCAGAACCCCCTGTCGAGAGGGGGTTTCGATCCCATCAGTCGTCGACCCCATCGCGGTCGTTTGGATCCCACGGCCCCTCGTCATACCCTTCGAACGCCTCGGCCGCCGCCTTGCTCATGCCGTACACGCTCTCGACGGCCTGCCCACCGTCGGCGAACTGGTAGACGGCCTGCGTCTTGTCGATCGACACCACGTCGCCGTTGACGATCGGCGGGATGCTCTGCTGGAGAGAGCAGCCACCGCGCTGCCCCTCGGGAAACAGCAGGAAATCTACAGCCTTCAGCTCACAGCCCTCGTTCTCGGCGGCAAGTAGAGTCGAATTCTCACAGGTCCAGATAGGCTCGCCGTCTGCATCGAGTTTCGCCGTCGAGTCGACACACGTTCGACAGTTGCGCTCGGGCATCTTCGCACCGTGACACAACTCGAAGTAGTCGCACGGCCACCGTGTGCCATCCTTCGACACGTAGACGCACGGAATCTCTTCCGAGTCCATCCGCAGCGGCGGCTCCTCCGCGTTG